CTTTACCTTGCTTGTCAACTTCATGCCTTGCAAAGTAACTAACCATTCTTGCAATCGTTGCGCGGGGCAAATCTTTGCCATTCACAATATCACGCGCCCTTGCAACTCCAATTTCTGTACCGCCCCTTCCAAATTCTTTGCGCCAATCTAAACCCCTGCGGGCTTCGGCTTTCATTGAATCGGTTGGTGTTGGCATTTATTTTTTCCTGTTTATTCAAGAAGGGGGGCGTAAGCCCCCCATTCCTTTATTGCTATTACGCGCCCGTACCGGTTGAACGATAACGGATGATGCTAAATGGATCAACAACGCTTGATGCCAAACGCTTTTCACCGAAGAAGGTGATGAAGCCCGGCGCGGTTTGATCGTAACGGCGTAGAACCATATTCAAACGATCCACAATGGTATGACCGCGCGTGAAATCGCCGAAATACATTGGGTATGCGCTTGTCGTACCTGCCGATGCACCTGCGGCAAATGGGCTATCAACATAGTTGTTAACAACTACATCGTAACCAAGCAACTTGCCAACAATACCATCGGTAACCAATGGTGACATTCTTTCGAACACCGGTGTATCGTTATCGTCAACCAATCCACGAATAGCCGCAAGCATTAGTGGGCTAATCATAAACTTGTTGCCGTTGTTCCAATATTGTTGTGGCAATGCATACAAGAAGTTAATCAAATCCTTGTAAGTAACATTGTTCACCGATGCAAAACCGTTGGTTGTGGTTTGGTCATAAGTTGCAAGGCTATGCAAGCCCGCAGTTGCGCCCGTACCACTTGTACCAAAAGCGGCAACGCTTGAAGTACCACCNGCGTAAGNNCTNTTTGCNCCCGGATANNNATCCAAACCACGCAAACCGTTTGTNCCNCCNGTTGCGGTNGTAGTNGTGCCNGATTGATCGTTGTTTGATAATCATTGATGCGCCTTCGGCTTGCGAAAACTCAACCAACATATCATCAACCACATTGGCTTCCAAACCATCAATATCATCCAAAGCGGCGGTGCGGATTGGGAATTGCACATTCAAATCTTGCAAAGTCAATTGCCAAATGTTTGTGCTTTCAGTCGTTGCCGAACCGTTGTTTTGAATTGCATAACCCCAAGCCGCGCCCGCGTTGCCTGTCTTAGCGCGGAACTGATAAGTTGCGCCATCGGTTGATACATTGCGTGATAGACCGCGCATTGGGTTTGCCAAGCGAAGTGCATGGAACACCGGATCGTACGCAGTACGACCACCAACACCCGCGCCGGAACCTGTAAGTGCGCTTGCTTCACGAAGGTATGCATCGTGTTGATCTACGCTTTCCCACAATTTAATTTCTTTTTCAACGCGTGAATTCTTAGTGAAATCGCGCAATTGTTCGCGAACCATGCGGTTAACATCGGCGCGAATAGATTTTGCAGGTGCTTGGATAATTGAAGGTGATTTAACTTCCGCAACCTTGGCTTCAAGGGCGGCAAATTTTTCTTCAATTTCTGCCTTTACAGTCTGCATTGCTTCGGCAACCTTGGCTTCTTGTTTCGCTTCGATTGCATCCAATTTTTCGAATACTTTTTCCATTTTGCATTTTCCTTTATTAAATGCGTTTTGAAAGTGCCTTTTCTAATTCACGCATTTCGAACGCATGAACAAGTTGGGCTTCTTGATCCACCGCATCCGCTTCACGCGAAGTTGGGGTTTCCTGATTAACAACCGGATCGGCATCACGCCCTTCCAATAGTTTTTTCAGAATTGAAGATGCGGTGGTTGCATCTTTTCGGGAAAGCCCTGCTTCACGCAAAACTTTTTCGATTACGCGCGGATTTGGATGCCCTTCAATATCGAAGGCTTCCAACTTATGAATTTCCGCATTGGGATTGTTTGGGTACATTACAACGGATACTTCGCGCAAACCACCCTTGGTGATTTGGAAATAAGATTCGGTATCATCATCGCCCATCATTACGGGATTACCTTCGGCATCCACATAACACGCTTCATCGGCGTATGCGCCAACGGAAACGCCGCCAAATAAATTTGGGGATTCTTTTATAACATTGTACAAATCCATGCCCGCGCTAGTGTTCATAAACAACTTGCCTTTAGCGGTCATGCCTTCTTTATCAAAATCAAATTCGTACCATTCGCCAACCGGCATACCCATATCGTTATGGTTTAGGAACATTGGCAACGGCTTACCGGCTTCGCGGAACTGCATTGCCCAATCCATAAAANCTTCGGGTTGGTAATTAAATTTACGACCATCCGCACCTTCGCGCGCGCCCCAAGTGGTAACGCGGGCTTCCATCAAGCCGCTAGGATTTTCGGATTCGTTTTCGTTTGCGCCCAAATTCACTTTGGCTTCGCAAATCAGCATCAAGTTTTTCATGTATCACCCCATGTTGAATAGATTGGTTATCGTCTTGTATCTTGTGGGGCATTTCGCTTTTATTAGGCAGTTTAACATTTGGTTTCCGTATTTGGGAAGCCATTGTTGCCAATATTTTATGAATAAATGTTTTCATTTGCCAATATTTGCGCGAAGGGTTTGATTCCCGCCGCCGCCCCCTGTATCTTGCGGGCTTGATCCGGATACCGGTTCAAACGCCGTTGGTTCAATTTTAATCACATCGCCGTTTTCAATCTTCGGCATATTCAAGTATTCGCGGGCTTCGTTTACGGTCATAATGCCCGCGTTTACTGCGCTATTAACAAAGTTAACTTGATCCAATACCGCGCCCTTCAAGAATTCCTTGGTATCAAATCGAACGCAAAGATTTGGAAAGCCGCGCAAAAGATGGTGGTTTAATTTCTGTTCTACATTGATAACCATTGGATACATGGTTGTTTTATAGAATTCATCCAATTGTGTTTGGGTGTTATTGTATTTGGAATCGCCAATACCAAGCATTGCCGCCGGTACGCCAAACAATCCGCAAATACGCTTCATGGTTTGCGTTTTTAATTGGGCGGCTTCGGCATCTTGAAGCGTTAACATATCAATTGGCGTGTACTTCATGCCTTGATCTAACAACATACCTTGTCCGGGCTTGCTTAAATCTTGATTGCGGGAACCAAGCATACTTGTCCACGCTTCTTTAAGGCGGGAAGCAATTTCCTTGTATTTGGCATCCGGGATCACTTGATCGGTTGTAAACATACCGGAAGGTTTTGCGCCGTTTTGCATAATGTAATTGGCGTACATATCAATATCTTGATCCAACCCAACCAATTCGGCGGCAAGAATACCTTTATTGAAACCGGAAGAACCTTGCCAAGCCGCTTCCTTAATATGCATCACTTGGAAATATTCAAGCGGTTGATCTTTTGAAAAACCATACGAAGGGGTTGAAAGTCTGTAATACGGATACCGCGTATCGGAAATACCAACCGTAATAAGGGTGGAATCCAAGTTATACATTTCATACGGGGTTTGCAATTGATCCGTTTGTTTTTCACGCCACCAAAGCGTAAACGATTCGCCGGTCAAATCTTGCCACATACACCATTGATACCAAAATTCGTATGCGGATTGNAAGTTGTTTGGTTGGTATAGCAAATTCAAAACTTGCTTGGCTTTTGCCTTGTCGCGGNTNCTTGTCTTATCGGATTGCANGGCATCAACAAAAGTGCCATCATCCATTTTNANCATNATNNNTTTGGGNAGTTGNGCCAACGCCCTTGCCTTCACGCCAACGCAAGCCATGATGGTTGAATTGCGNGTAAGCATGGANANATCAACTTGCCGCCCCGCAACCGTTTGGCTTGAAGTGGTTACATAAAGTAATTGTTGGGCGGTTTTGCCTTGGGCGGTAGTGCCATAAATTACTTGGTTACCAAGTTGCGTTTGCCCAAGAACCGTATTGGATTCGTTTTGGGTATCGTTTTTACGCTTGAAAATGTCCAAAATTCCCATGATTTGCCCCCGTAGTTATACGAATCTTACATTAAAACGCGCGAAAACCCCAACTATTTGATAGGGATGGATTATCCAAAGCGCAATGCATTGCAATAATCATGGCAATAATTCCATCCACTTTCGCGGATTTATCTGCTTCATTCTTGCGAACCTTAATGTTTCCGTTCACATCTTCGTAAACTTCGCAATTTCCAAGTTGCCAACCAACAAACGGATTGCCGTTGTGCTTAATCTGTTTTTGCAAAATCAAGCGTTCAACCTGCTTGGATGGATTGTTAAGAACTGCCATCCCTTGCCCAACCTTCTTAACCGGCAATCCGGCTTCGTGCAATCGCGCCACCAAGGATGCCGCGTTGTACGCATCGTATCCAATTTCCTTNANNCTNCCCAATTCCCCGGCGCGGCGAATAATGTAATCNGAAATTTCCCGATCATCCATCACATTGCCGGGCGTTAACTTTANGATTCCCGAATCAACGGCAACCCGAAATATATCTTGGTAGTGTTTAGGAACAAGGTTAAAACCTTCTTCCGGCAAAAAGAATTGGAATTCAACTTCGTAATCATCATCGGCAAATCGTTTCAAAAAGCAACACGCGTTTAAATCTCGCGTTGCCGCAAGGTCAAATCCTACAAATACGGATTCGGGCGTTCGGGTGTCAACAATACGACATTCCGGGGCATCCCAATGGGCGCGGTCAATCCACGCGGTATTTGCGGAAACAAATATGTTAAGGGTTTTGCAAAGGAATTCATTAAGGCTTGCGGGCTTGCTTTTGGCTTCTTCCGCGCGTTGTTCAATGGCTTCCGTAAATACTGAAATCCCATGCATCGGATTGGCTTTAACCCATGTATCCGGATTCTTCCAATCGTCTTGTGGATCAAGCCCGTAAAGCAATCCAAACCACCGGGGATTATCGCTTGCTTCCCCATTAAGCATGGATCGGTACAAATCCATATCTTCGTAAAACTTGGTTTCTTTTGTAAACGATGCGGTAGTAATGTAAATCCGCAAGGGGTTCGCCCGCGCTACCATGCCCGAATGTAAAACTTCAATTGAATTGCGATCCACAATTTGTGCGGCTTCATCAATGATTACGCAACTTGGGTTCTTGCCATCGCCCGTTTTCTTGGTGTCGCGCGAAAGGGCTTTGAACATAGATTGGGAATCGCCAACCTTTTTTACTTCGTACTTGGAAACATTAAACAAACCCGACAATTCGCGGGGCATATTTTCAACAAATCCCTTGGCGGCATCAAACACAATGGTTGCCTGTTCCCGGTTGGTTGCCAAGGTAAACACTTCCGCGCCCGCTTCGCCACACAACAATTCGTACAAACCAATTACCGCCGTAAGGGTGGATTTGCCCGCCTTCCGGGGAATAAACAAAATCACATCCGTAACCATGCGGCGGTTGTGATCCTTCTTGGATCGAAACCCGTAAACGGCGCAAAGGAAAAAGATTTGGAACGGTTCCAATACAACCGGCTTGCCCGCCAAGATTCCTTTTGTATGCTTTAGCGCGGCGGCAAAATCCAATATATGTTGCGGGTAATCGGGATCAAAAACCCATTCCCAACCCTTGTTTTCATATTGGTTAATGAAGCGTTGGCAGGTTAAACGAACATCCCGGCAAACATTGATTTCGCCTTTCGTAACCGCATGGGCATACGCAATACCATCGTTAACATTCATATATTTATACTTAAATTAAGTAAATTAACGCGCCGCCGTAACTATCTTAATAAAGATAAATTCCGATAATTTGAATAAAGTAAAAATTTTTACCTTAACCCTTAACGCCACGCAAGAACTTTGCGGCAGGTGAATCTTCTTCGCCCTTGGTATCAGCAAGGCGGCTTCGTGGGGTAAGCCCCATTTCGTTCATCAATTGCAAAATTAACGAAAGCGTTTTGTTGCGAATGGTAATGTAAGGGTTTGCCCCAATCGTCTTGCCTTCGTTAAATTCAACCACCAAACCTTGTTGTGCAATTGCGGTGTTGCATTGAATGTAAGTTTCAATATGATCCGCAAGCATGGCAAGCGTATGGCGATCTTGATCCGAACCAATGCCATAAACATTAAACAAGTAATCGGCGGTTTGGTTAACAAATGTTTCTTTTTCAAAACCTTCCGGGCTTGCCATCCATTCGGCAACCGGGATGCGCCCGCGCACCGATTCCGGCAAAAGCCCGCCTTGGTTCATTCCCTTCGAACCATTAACAATATGTAATTCCGGTGGAAGTTTGTTCATTTCATTTACCTATTATTTTATGAATGTTAATAAGCGAATGTTAACCGCAAATTGGGTTACGCGTAAAGGTATTCCCTAAACGCAAGGATTTCCCCAAGGGAATTCCCCACGCAAAAAGGTTTTTTTCAATCCCCACCGCACAAAGCGTTAACACCCCCCATTTGGCAATTCACTTTG